TGAAAAAAGTAGAGTAGGTATGGGTAAAAGAATTTCTAAAGTTTAACTATATTTGTTCATCATTAAAATTTAAATCAAATGGCACAAAAAGTATCAAAAACAAACGCAGATCTATTGGACCTTGTTAGGAATCTTAACATCACTCCAGCAGAAAAAGGAAGTAAAAGAGAGGCAAAGCTTAAGAAGATTGCTGAAAAGATTAAACCTCTATTTGAGGATTATAATGAAAAACGTGAAGACATTCGTCTTGATCATGCATATGCCGATCAAAGTGGTGTATTGGAATTGAATGAGAAGGGTGAGTATAAGTTTACTAAAGAAGGAATTAAAGGAATGGCAAAAGATATGAAGTCATTACTTGATGAATCCTTTGAGTTTTATCAGTTTACATTTTCAACCGAAGGCATAGAAGACCTCAAGTTCCTAGCAGGATGGGTTGAGGGAATCGAAGCTGACAAAGAACAAGAAGAAGATGAGTAAGTTTAGTAAACTATCTGAAAAAATTCAAGCAAAGCAAGGCATTGGCTCCAAAAGGGCCGATGCCATTGTTGCTTCTATAGGTCGTAAAAAATACGGCAAGAAAAAATTTCAAGAAATGGCTATTGCTGGAAAGAAAAAGAAATGAAAAGCAAGGGACTAGGAGATACTATCGAGAAGATAACTACAGCTACAGGAATAAAAAAACTTGTTGAATCAAAAGTAAAAAACTGTGGATGTAGTAAAAGAAAAGATGCATTAAACCAAATGTTTCCTTATAAATAAACAAGATCATGGCATATCAAAAATTACAAGTATCAAGAGCAGCAGTTGTAACACCAAGTAATACTGCTGACATTGTATCTCCAAGTGGAGGTCCAAATGAAGGTTGCGTTCTTTATGTAGGTACTGGAGGAATCTTACGTGTACTAACAGCAGGAGGAGATGATATTACATTTCAGGGAGTACCAAATGGAACTTTTATTCCTGTTCAGGTAGTAAGAGTATTTGCGACAACCACCACAGCCCTCAATATTGTAGCACTATGGTAATCGGAATAATTATCAGCATTTAAGATGGCAAAGGTAATAAGCGCAAGCATCTACAAGAAGAGGCACAAAAAGAAGGGGCAGGCTGCAAAAAATTCTACAAGTAGAAACAAGGACAGCAAGCTTTATAAGAAAGCTTATAAAGGACAGGGGAGATGAAATATCTACAATACCTTGGAGCTTCATTACTTTTATTTTTTGCCCCTATACACGGGCTTCTTATTGCTGTTGCTGTTGCTATTATCTTAGATACTTTTACTGGGGTCTTTAAGTCTATAAAGCTACACGGATTGAAGAGTATTAGAAGTAGGAAACTTTCTACTATCATAAGTAAAATGTTTCTTTATGAGGTAACTGTCCTTTTGCTTTTCCTTATGGACAAGTTTCTCTTGAATGAATTTGTAATAAAATGGTTCTCCATTGAGTTTATGTTTACAAAGATATGTGCTATATTACTGATGTTTGTTGAGCTAGTATCTGTGAAGGAAAATATTGAAGAGGCTTATAGTGTTGATATATGGAAAATGCTCAAAAACTTATTTAATAGGGCAAAAGAAATTAAGTCTGATATTGATGGCTTAAAATAAAACACGAATTTAATGTCTAAAATAAGTACATATCCTATACTTTCAACTCCTACACTCAATGACTTATTAATAGGTACTGATGTAGAGAACTTGAATGAAACCAAGAACTTTTCTTTAAGTTCTATTGGTAATCTCATAGGTCAAAATTATGTGCCATATGTTGGCGCAACAGGTAACGTTGACTTAGGTATTTATAGTATAGAGGGGTCTGCATTTATTGTAAATGGAGGAACTGCTAGTCAATTTTTAAAAGCTGATGGTACTCTTGACAGTACTTTTTATGTTCCTCAAACAAGGACAATTACTATAAACTCAGTAGGATATGATCTAAGTGCTAACAGATCATGGGATCTACCAACAATTGATAGCTTAACAACACTTGGTACAAGTGGTGCAGCTACCTACATAGGAAAGGTTTTAAATATTCCAATCTATCAGGCGCAGGGTAACTACATTACTCAACTGTCTGGAGAGGCTACTGCATTAGGTCCAGGAAATGCTACTGTTACATTAAGTAACTCTGCTGTAATAAGCAAAGTATTAACTGGCCTAAATATAACAGGAGGCAATGTTATTGCTACCGATACAATCCTACAGGCTTTTGGTAAGGTACAGAATCAAATTAATGGATTAACAGGAGGAGTAACATATCAAGGCACATGGAATGCTGCTACTAATACTCCATTTTTGCAGAGTTCAGTTGGTACTAAAGGATATTACTATGTTGTTAGTGTACCAGGTACAACAAATCTTAATGGAATAACAGATTGGCAGTTAGGTGATTGGGCCATTTATAATGGAACAGCATGGGAAAAGGTTGACAATACTGATGCGGTAGTGTCTGTAAATGGATACACTGGAGCAGTAATGCTTACATATAGTGATGTAGGTGCTCCTCCTGCTACAAGAACTCTAACTATAAATGGGGTTGGATATGATTTAAGTTTAGATAGATCATGGACCGTAGGTAACGTTCGTACTGATCAGACTTATGCTGATCCTTCATGGATTACTTCACTAGGATGGAGTAAGATTATAAATACCCCTACAACTCTAGCTGGTTATGGAATAACTGATGGAGTATCTACAGCAAGAACTCTTACCATAAATGGTGTAGGATATGATCTTACAGCTGATAGAACATGGAGTGTTGGTACAGTCACAAGTGTAGGCACAACCGCTCCATTAACTGGAGGAACAATTACTGGATCTGGAACAATAGGAATAACTCAGGCTAGTGCTATATCTGATGGATACTTAAGTTCAACAGACTGGAGTACTTTTAATAGCAAGCAAGATGCTATAACCGCATCTGCTCCACTTTCATTGGTAGCTGGAACGCTTAGTATAACTCAAGCTGGAGTATCAAGTGATGGATACCTTAGCAGTACTGACTGGAATACATTTAACAGTAAAGTAGGTGGAAGCGGAACTGCTAACTATTTACCAATATGGACTAGTTCTTCAGTTCTTGGTAATAGTTCTTTATCGTTCTCTTTAGACACATTAACTGTTGGGTACAATAGTATAACTGGAGGAGCAGTAAGCTTTACAAATATTGGGCTTACTCCTTACACGTACTCAATTCAGATGAATAATTTTGGATCTCCTAGATCCACGTTCCATAATTACACTGATGGAATTATAGTACAGGCTATTGGTGGTACACAGGTTTCTAGAGTGTTTGCTAATGGCAACACAATACTTGGTGCTGGTGTAGTAGACAATGGGTACAAGCTTGAGGTTAGTGGTAACCTGTATGTGAACAGCATTGTAAACGCTACTACTGACACTGACAGATTCATTGTATCTGATGGTGGCCTTATTAAGTACAGAACAGGTACTCAGCTATTGAGTGACATTGGAGCTGTCCCTACTACAAGACAGCTTACTATTAATGGCACTGCGTATGATTTAAGTGAAGATAGAAGTTGGAGTGTTGGTACAGTTACTTCAGTAGGTCTTAGTATGCCATCTGCATTTACTGTATCGAATAGCCCTGTTACAAGTACTGGTACACTTACTGTTGTAGGTGCAGGTACAGCAGCGCAGTATGTTAGAGGTGATGGTACTCTAGGAGACTTCCCTGGTGGAGGAGGAGGCGGAGGATCCTCTGTATCTTACTACCTAAATGGTTCAGTAAATCAAGGGACATTTGTTGGGAATACTTATTATGAGATGAATAAGGTTCCAATATTTGGAGCAGGTACTGACTTTAATATTAATACAAATGGATACATTGCTCAGTTTATTACTGATGCTAATGATCCTGATTTACTACTAATTCCTGGAGGTAACTGGAACCTTGAGTTTTATTTCTCTGCTTCATCAGGTGGAGGTAGTCCAACATTCTATGTAGAGTTGTACAAGTATAATGGCACTACATTTACTTTGATTGCGAGCAATTCTACAAACCCTGAGCTAATATCTTTAGGGACTACAATTAATCCTTACTTCTCAACACTAGGTGTTCCTGAGACTGTATTGGCTGCTACTGATAGGCTTGCTATTAGAATATATGTTACCAATGCAGGCAGAACAATAACCTTGCATACTGAGAATAGTCACCTGTGTCAGGTTATTACAACATTTACTACAGGATTAACTGCGCTTAATGGGATTACTAAGCAGGTTCAATA